GCAAGTTCCTGCGCGACAAGCGCTGGGTGGACGCGCCGTACCCGGCGACCACGCCAGCCCCACTGCCGCTGCGCGAGCCGCCGCTCACGCCCGAGCAGCTCGAGGCCAACGCCAGGCTGGCACGTGAGCACATCGCCAAAGCGCGGGCATCAATCGGGCAGCGAGAGGCGGTGCCCGCATGAGGCTGGTGGTCAACACAGACTTCGGCGGTGCGCTCGCCGCGCTCGACCAGCTGCAGGCCGACATCAGCGAGCGCGCGGCCATGTCGGCCATCAACAAGACGCTGGCCAAGTCGAAGACCAGCATGGCGCGCGAGATCGTGCGCGAGTTCAACGTGACGAGCTCCTTCGTCAAGGACCGGCTCAACATCCAGCGGGCCAAGTTCGTCGGCGGCAAGGCGGTGATCGCCGGCGCGCTCGACGGCAGCAACGGCAAGAAGCGCAGCGCCAACCTGATCGCGTTCGTGAAAGCGGAGACGCTGGCCCAGGCGAAGAGGCGGGCCAAGACGGGTGACCTGGCGCAACTGCGGTTCCAGATCAAGCGCAAGGGCGGCAAGGTGATGATCCCCGGCGCGTTCATCGGCAACAAGGGTCGCACCGTGTTCATCCGCGAGGGCAAGGCGCGGCTGCCGATCAAGGCGCTGAGCACCATCGGCGTGCCGCAGATGTTCAACACCAAGCGGCTGAACAAGATCGTGGTGGCTGCGATGCAGGAGAACTTCCCGGGCATCTTCGCGCACGAGCTCGAGTACTACACGCAGCGCTTCAATCGGAGGCGCGCGTGAGGGCGGCCCCGATGGTCGCGGGTCCCTTCTGGGCTTCCTCCCTCACGGGTCGAAACGAGCGCTGAATCGCGCTAGGTTCTGGGCCTGGGAATAGTTGACAACCCGATTGACTATGCCCAAAAGTGACCCGAATTTGTTGACGCAGGCCGAGTACGCGAGGTCCCGGAAGGAGCGCGGGCTCTCTGGCGGCAGCCGCCAGGCGGTCGGCAAGGCGGTTGACGAGAAGCGCATCAGCGTGTTCGGGCCGGACAAGTTGATCGACAGGGACCTGGCGGACCGGCAGTGGGAGAAGAACACGCGCGTACGGGCGAGCGCCGGCCAGCCAGGCGCTGCGGCGAGCCCGTCAGCTGCAGGCGGCGACCTGGTCGATCGCGTCCAGGCCGAAGCCGCCCGCGAAGAGCCGGCCGCCGACGCCGGGACCCCGACGGGCGAGGGTGGCCAGCTGCAGACGGACCCGGGGTACCAGCTTTCGCGATCGCGCCAGGCGGCGGCCGATGCCAGGACCGCGGAGATCAAGCTGGCCGAGCTCGAGGGCTCGCTGATCCGCGTCGACCAGGTGAAGGCCGAGCTCGCGGCCATGCTGGCGCCGGTGCGTGAAGGCCTGCTGCAGATCCCGGCCAGGCTGGCGCCGCTCCTGGCGCCCCAGTCTGACCCGGGCCGGATCCAGACGCTGCTGGAAGTCGAGATCCACCAGGTGCTCGCGCCGCTGTCGAAGGCAATCTCCGCACATCCCTCGGAAGCGAGCCGGCCAGCATGAGCGCGCGCGACCTGCCCGACCACCAGCTGCGAGCGATCCAGCTCGTTTCGCTGATGCTGGCCAACTACCTGGCGCCCCCGCCACGGGTGAGCGTTGCCGAGTGGGCCGCCCAGTTCCGCCGGATCGCCAAGGGGCCCGAGCGGGGCCAGTGGCGCAACGAGCGCACGCCTTACCTCGTCGAGCCGATGGAATGTGCGTCATCGTTCAGCATCTACGAACAGATCGTGCTGATGTTCGCGACGCAGCTGGGCAAGAGCGAGATCCTCTACAACTCGATGCTGCAGCGGATCGACACCGAACCGCAGGACATGATGATGGTGCAGCCGACCCTGCAGGACGCGCAGGATCACAGCTCCAAGCGATTCCTGCCTACGGTGATCGCCACGACGGCGCTCAGCGGCAAGGTGGCCGTGCGCAAGTCGCGCGACGAGTCCACCAGTTGGCGCAGCCGTTCGATCCAGGGCGACTTCGCGGTCTACTTCGCCGGCGCCAACTCCGCGTCTTCACTGGCATCCAAGCCGCTGGGCTTCGCCGTCGCCGACGAGATCGACAAGTGGCCCGCCGACGTCGACAACGAGGGACCGCCGCTTGGGCTGCTCGAGGAACGGATGTCGAACTTCTCACGCCGAAAGCTGATCGTGGCATCGACGCCCACGATCAAGGGCGCGTCGGAGATCGAGAGCCGCTACCTGGCCAGCGATCGCCGAAAGTACTTCGTGCCGTGCCCGCATTGCGGCGAGATGCAGATCCTGATCTGGGGCCAGGACAAGGCCTACGGCATCAAGTGGCTGAAGACTGCCGGCGGCACCGCCAGGCCGGAGACCGCCGTCTACATCTGCATGCACTGCGGCGAAGCGATCGAGGAATTCCACAAGACCGAGATGCTGGCCGCGGGCGCCTGGCGCGCCGAGGTCCCAGGCGCCGGTCGCGGCAAGGTGGCTGGATTCTGGCTGAACAAGCTGTATTCGCCGCTCGGCTGGCGGTCGTGGGAGGAGCTGGTCGAGGAGTGGGTGGCGGCCAACGAGAAATACCGCGCCGGCGACCGCGCGCCCCTGAAGAAGTTCAAGAACAGCAGCCTGGCCGAGACCTGGGAGGAACAAGGCATCGGCGCCGATCACCATGCACTGGCTGCGCGGGCCGAGCCCTACGAGCTGGGCCTGGTGCCCCGGCATGGGCTGATGCTGACCATGGGCGTGGACACCCAGCCCGACCGCCTCGAGGCGCGCGTGTGGGCCTTCGGCCGGGGCGAGGAAAGCTGGCTGGTGGCGCGGCACATCATCTACGGCGACCCGAACCTGGACGAAGGCACTCCGGGTTCGCCGTGGACCAACCTGACCGAGATCCGGCGCACGGCCATCCTGCACGAGAGCGGATCGCAGATGCTGATCGAGGCCAGCTGCGTCGACACCGGCGGCCACAACGCGCACGCGGTGTACGCCTACTGCCGCAACCATGCGCACGCGCACGTGTTGGCCATCAAGGGCGCCAGCGTCATGGGCAAGCCAGTGCTGGGCAAGCCGTCATCCGTCGACGTCAACTGGCGCGGCCGCACCCTGCCGCGCGGCGTCAAGCTCTGGCCGATTGGCACCGACACCGCCAAGCACCTGCTCTATGGCCGCATGCGCCTGACGGCTACCGGACCCGGCTACGTGCACGTGCCGGCATCGATCAAGGACACCGACGAATTCGAGCAGATGACAGCTGCCAAGCTGCTGCCCGCGACTGTCCAGGGCAAGAAGGTCATGCGCTGGATCACCCCCTCAGGCAAGCGCGAGGAGGGCGGCGACTGCATGGTGTATGCCTACGCGGCCGCGTGTTACCTGGGTATCCAGAACTATCGCGAGGCCAGCTGGGCGCGGCGTGAGCAGCGCTATGCGCCGGCCAATCGCGACCTGTTCCAGGCGACTTTGGATACGTCTGCAAAAGCGGCTGACGCCCCGGCGCCGGCGACCAGCACCACACCAACACAAGAGGAGCGGAAACGCCATGAGCGGAAAACCCCCGGCCGAGACTGGTAGGAGGAAGTCCCCAACGCCCAGGCTGGATGCCTTGACCAGGCTGGAACCGGATCTGGTCGACCGGATCTTCGATTACCTCGTGGACCTGGTGCCGGAGTTGAGCCGGCGCCGCGACGAGATCAAGGGGGCCCTGCGCGAAGAGTTCGACGGCGAGCGGGTCTACATCCGGCGGCGCGGCGCGGGCGTGAGAAATGCCGTCGCCGCGGAGGTGCTGCGCTTGTTCAACGGCCGCAACGCCACCGAAGTCGCGCGCGTGCTGCAGATCCATCGTTCGACCGTCTACCGGCATCTGAAACAGCCCGGCCAGCGCTGATCGCGGAAGTTGTCGCACGTTTTGCTGGAAATGCGACAACCGGCCCCGTAGCGTGTCGGCATGTCATTCACTGCCGCAGACCTTGTCGCGCTCGATCGCGCGATCGCCGCGTCCGAACTCGAGGTCGAAGTCGCTGGGCGCCGCGTGAAGTTCGATTCCTTCGACGGGTTGAAGGCGCGACGGGACTTCGTCGCCAGCCAGCTGGCCGAGCAGGCCCGCCCGACCGGATCCTTCCGCTATCGGTTCACCACCTCGCGGGGCGACTGATGGCGGCAAACGCCCTGGACCGCCTGATCGGCATCTTCGCGCCCACCACCGCGCTGCGACGGGTAGTCGACCGCATCCGCCTGCAGCGTGCCTACGAGGCGGCGAGTCCGCGCGACTCCTGGAAACCGCGGCGAGGGGGCGCGAGCGCCCAGGCCGACCACCTGGCCGACGCCTCTACGCTGCGCACCAAGGCCCGCGCCCTGGTGCAGAACGTCCCGTACATCGCCACCAGCATGGACGCGCTGGTCGCCAACGTCATCGGCACCGGCATTGCGCCCCGGTTCACCGGCAAGCAGTCGGAAAGGCTCGCCGCCCTGTGGGAGCAGTGGGTGCCGGTCTGCGACGCCGACGGTCGCCTGGACTTCTACGGGATCGAGGCTGCCGCCTATCGGGCCATGGAGCAGGATGGCGAGGTGCTGCTGCGGTTGCGCCCGCGCCGTGCCGACGATGGCCTGCCAGTGCCCCTGCAGCTGCAGCTGCTGGAGATCGACTGGCTCGACAGCACCCGCAACTCGCTGCTGGGTGGATCTGGCGATGTGCCGGCCGGCAATGTCGTGATCGAGGGCATCGAGTACGACCAGCTGGGCCGCGTCGCCGCCTACTGGCTGTGGGACCAGCACCCCGGCGACGCCACGCTGCTGCGCGGATTCCGCAACTTCAGCAAGCGGGTGCCGGCGTTCATTGGAGGCCTGCCGACCATCATTCACCTGTTCGATCCCAAGCGGCCGGGGCAGGGGCGCGGCATCTCTCGCATGGCGCCCATCATCACGCGGACGCGCGACACCCAACTCTACGAAGATGCCG